ATACAGCGGTCATCTACATGCATATCATTAACTATCATTGTGGTAACTCCAAGTTGTTATCAAGTTGTACAAATGTAACAAGGTCCAAAGGAATTTGGTAGAAGTACTCACCTTTTGCGATGTGTACGTTATGTACTTCAACTGGGGTCAAGGGCTTGACATCATGTGACCAAAAGGTAGCCGCACGATCACATCCCTCATTCCAGATAAAGAACTGGGTAGGTTTGCTAAAGAATTTCTTTTTACGGTAGGGGAGTTGAACATTGGGGTATGGAAAGTCTGTTCCTTTCCACACTGCCTTGACTTCACACTCAACAAAATACTTTTCGGGGTAGGTATCAATTTCACCTACCACGATTAGGTCTTGTGCGTATTTGTCTTCATTCTCAACCGCAGAGAATCCAATGTTCTTTAGATAATCGATTGTCGCTTGGCGGGCTAGTTTGTCGTACTTTACAAATAAGCCTTTGCTAAATCTCTTCGTCTTCATCATCGTTGCACCCGTGTATCTCTGTATACAACATATCTAAACCATTGTGGCACATCGGACAGAGAGAGAAGGATAGGACACCTAAGTACCCGTCAATTCCACCTTCTTGCTCAATGTCGAAGTGACACTCGCAGATATTACAAGTGCAGATCGTATCATAGTCATTCACCCTCTTCAATCATTCCTTGAGTCTGATAAATAACATTCATCAATTGATTATTGTGCATACGGAGACGCTTCAATTCTTCATGGGCTACATGTAGCGTATCTCTTGCATCATTCAATAGTTTGCTGTTGTCTGGATCTAAGTCTTTAATTAAATCCAGACGCCTTATCATTCGTTCAATGTCTCTGTCCATGGTTACCCCTGACAGCTAACACATTCGTCGCCGCTGAAGTCAATCAACGCATCACGTTGTACTTGCATCCCTACCTTGTCAGCAGAGACTCCTGCTTCACTGCGGAGATAGTACAAGCCTTTGAGTCCCATGGCCCACGCTTTGATGTGTGCACCGTTGACATAGGCACGTTCGACACCTGTAGGGAAGAACAGATTCACTGACTGCCCTTGGCAGATGAACTCCTGTCTCTTCGCCGCATACTCAACAACGAGGTTTTGATCGATTTCAAAGGCTGTTCTAAAAACATCCTTTTCATGGTCACTGAGGAAATCCAGATGCTGGACAGAGCCTTCGTTTGAAATGATGGTCTTCCATGTCGCTTCCGTGTTTTCACCGTGATCCTCCAACACTTTCTCTAACGCCCGGTTCTTAACCAGATGCGAACCTGCACGTGTTCTGTGCGTGTACGCATTCGACTTGATAGGTTCAATAGACGCACTGCACCCGCATACGATAGACGAGTTAGCATTCGGAGCAATCGCAAGTAAGTGAGCATTGCGTAGTCCTGTGCCTTCCATGTCAGGGGCTTCACCACGTTCTGTTGCCAATTGCTTAGACTCTTCAACGGCCTGCTCCTTAATGTGCTTAAAGATTTGGTAGTTAGCACCGGATGCCTGCAGAGACCCCCACGGCATTCCTTTCTTCTGAAGGTAGCCGTGGAAGCCCATCGCCCCTAGACCTAGCGAACGTTCTCTTTCAGCAGAGAATTTAGCTTTTCTAAGTTCTTCTGGTGCATTGTCGATAAAGAATTGCAGTACGTTGTCCAAGAATCGAACAAGGTCTCTGACCATTCCTGTGTCTTTCCATTCGTCGTAAAACTCAAGGTTGACTGAGGAGAGGCAACAGACTGCTGTGCGTTCTTCACTTGTTGCAAGGTGGATTTCATTGCAGAGGTTAGACCCGTTAATCCGTAGTCCCAACTTTCTTTGGCTTTCTGGTAAGCCTGCATTGGCTGTGTCGATAAAGTTAAGGTAAGGAGTCCCAGTTCTGAGCCTAGCTTCAAGTATTCTTTCCCAAAGCTTTCTAGCTGGGATTGTGTCTTTGATAGATCCGTCATTAGGGTCTCGTAAGTTCCAGTCGATGTCATCTTTAATTGCCTCCATAAATGCATTTGTGATGTTAACTGCAGGGAACATGTTTAAACACTTGCGATCTACATCCCCGCCTGTAGGCACCCGCAATTCAACGAACTCCCAGATGTCTGGGTGATCGATATCCATGTAAGCGGCATAACTGCCCTTACGTGTAGTACCTTGCTTATCTGAGAGCATCATCGAATCCACAACCTTCATAAAAGGAATAGGACCCGGTGCCTTCTTACTTACGGAACGAACGGCACTCCAATGACCGCCAACACCGCCGCCTTTAGCAGAGAGCCAACCAACTTCAACACGGTGGTTAAAAATACTATCAAGATTATCGCCCACATAAGTAAGGAAACAGCTAATAGGAAGACCGCTGATCTTTCCGTCGGGTTTTGGGGCATTACTAAGTACCGGACTGGCATACATGAACCAACCTTTTGACGCATAGTCATAAATACGCTGTGCAAATTCATAGTCACCTCCACAATAGGCTACAGCGGCACGAGCAAATGCATCCTGTGGAGATCCTTCATCCGGGAGCATGTAATACTCACGCAATACTTTTAGGGCTTGCTCTGAGAGATTCTCATCTCTGGAATAATCAATCTTGATCATCGTGTTCCTCAATCGATTGTTGTTGTTCGTAACGATATAAGTTTGCTCTCGCAAGATCCGACATAGGTATACCCATTTTTGTGGAAATTGCAGAAATATTTCTTAACACTTTCCCTAAATCTTCCGCAACTTCTTGATAAGAAATAACTTCTTCATTTAGTTCATGATTGTGCAGTGCATCATAAACTCCCTGCAAAACCTCAGTAGATTCCAACACATACGGGAGGAAGCTTCCGGTGTCAGTAGGAAAGTGCCCTTGATAGTAATCGAATCCGATGTCAGGTGGTAGAATTGTTGTCATCGGTCTGGTCCTTAAACTGCTTCAACATTTTATTGAAGGAGTGTCGAATCTTCTTGAGTGCATACGCCTCTTCGCTGGAGAGTTCACTTGTGTCTGACTCAATCATCTGGAGCATATCATTCGTGAAGACAATCACTTCTTTCAACTGCGTTTCTGGCAGTTTAATCTTAATCATCTTTCGACTTATAGACATATGCCCCTCGCTTCTCAATACGATCCAGTAGACTGTTCAAATACCAAATACCCTTTTGATAATCTTCTGGACCATTCTTGAATGGCGCACGGGTAACGTATTCCCACGCTGTCATCCAGTCGAACGCATCTTCGTAGGGGAGCACAATGCCATCATGCATTAACTTCTGGAGTAAAGCCTCACGGACATCCTTGACTTGCAACTTGTCGTTGAGAATGTAATGCTTCGGACTGTTGACCATGTCTGGCCTCAGGTCAGGTACGTCTATAGCGTGAAGGTCTTGTACTTGCTCAAAAAATGAAGCCCAGTCTTTTCTTTGGTCTGTCATTATGCTTCTCCTTTTGGTTTGCTGTGTAGTAATTCAATCTCTTCTTCTGATAGGTCTTGCATGAACTTGGCCATAGCGGCGGACTGTTCATCACCTAAATCAAAATCTCCATTTTCAATGGCGTGATCCCCGACTTCGATCACGTCATCTGTATGATGTTTTGATAGGAACACCAATCCTGCGATCACTGAGATGCAATCTGCTAAGGCTCCACCTTCCGGTGTTTCAGGATCAAACCCATCTTCTGGTTTCTCTAAATTGAACCCGTATATGAACTGCAGTGCATGATCATCGGTGATCTTGATCTTTATGTACGCTTCATTCTTATCGACTGTAAACTTCATTTCTCTTTAAACCACTTATCCGGTATCTGTTTATCAGCGTACTGGAAACCGTTCTTGGTACACCAGTCCCCGTAACTTGTCTTCGATCCTTTACGGATCTTAGACTTGGAGTTGGAGAATACGAAGCGTATGTCGTACTTATCCCCACATTGTTCTTTGATCCAGAGGTGCTTCTTGCGATCCTCTAGGGTGAACCTGCCCTTTGTTTCAACCACAATACCATTAGGCAGGATAAAATCAGGAGTGTACGTTCGATCAATAGCGGGTTGTGTAAAGCTAATTCTTGAAGATGGATCTTCGTACTTAACCACCAAACCTCGCTTCTTGATTTGATCTGCAACAGTCTTTTCCAAACCTGATCGATAGCCATGCTTTCTAGCCGCCCTGCTGAACTTCATCAGTTGTCTCTGCTTCATTGTAGACTGTGTAGTATTTCCACGGCCTAGTCTTGGCCGTACTAGCGGCAGATGGCTTATACTGTAGATTGTCCCAACATTGGAACTTGTAATCACAGAAAGCACATGTCATTCCTAGATGACGGTTCCCTGTTGTCTTTTTGCGGTATGTCTCTTCGACATCCTCAAAGCAACGTTCTAACGGCTTGTCTGATTCTATAGTACGCTTGGTAGCAATCATGTCAGCTTCAACAGTCTTGATCAAATTTTGATCTTCTTCTGCCTCGACAAACTTCATTTCTCCAGTGGACTTATTGACAACAATCCAACCACCGAAAGGTTTCCCAGATGCACGTGCATAGGCATAGCCTTGAGACACATAGCCAAAGGGATCATCATTGCGCATCGACGCAAAGTCTTTGAACTTGTTCTGGAATGAGTAAGGAGAAGCTGACTTCACGTCCCATACTTTACCGTCGATGACGACATCGTATTCACCGTTAATCGTTTCGCCATCCAGTTCCATTGATACCTTGCCTGAGACAGACTCGACAGGAACACCGGCTAGCTTCATGATAAACAAGGACAGTACTTCCACAGAATCTCCGATCAACATACGCATCACGAAGTCATACTGTTTCTCTTCTGCCATGTCCGGGTAGTGCTTCTGAAACCACAACTGGCAAGTTGGCCTACCCAAATTACTCATGCGAAGTGTGAAATCTTTGCGAGGTTCTGTGAACTGTTTGCGTAGTGATTGCTTGAACTGTTCACCGGCTTCTTCAATCAATTCATCAGAAACGGGGGATAAGTCCCCCGCCCCGATCTTTTGAAGAAGATTACGAACCTTGATTTCGTGTTCGTTTGGGATCTTCATTTAGAATCCTAATTCATCTTCGACGACTTCAACACCAACAGCTTCGACAACAGTGTTGTCTGACTGCTTGCTCTTTAACGACTCATCGTGCTTCTGACGAATATCGTCGTTGACCATCTTAATGGTCTCTAAGATATTGCGCATAATCTCAGCATCACCTTCAGTGATCTCCAAGAGG